CAGATGCGTCAGCTGCGGCTTCGTCGCGTTATAGACGATCGAGGATATGTATCTGTATCCGGCGCTTGAACTGCTGTCGACCTTCCAGCCGGATGCGTAGTGCTTGCCCCGGTTCTTGCTTCTCGGGGATGTCTTCTTCAGGAGCTTGGCAGTCTCTTCCGCGCACTCTTGGGCGATCTCGTGGATCTTCTCACGCTCGGTCTCGATATACTCGCTCACGATCGCGTTGATCTGCTCCTGTACGCTCTTAGCCATCTCCGATCCTCCTCTCCAGTATCAGCTCGATCCCGTTCGGATCCATCCCGCCGCGATAATGGAAGGATCCGGCGTCCCGGTACGTCCTGATGATGGTGTAGCGCTCTCCGTGATACTCCGCCAGGCGCTCCCCTTTGTAATCCACGAAGTCGGACAGCCGGACGGTGATCTCCGGGCGCAGGCCCACCGCAGCCGCAGCGTAATACTCGTTGCGGTTGACGCCGTAGGCCCGGCACATGAGCTCACGGCTCGTCTCTTCGACGATCTCGTTGCCGTGCGCGTCGTAGCCGGTTACCGTCTGCTTGATCAGCGTGATGGAATCATCCATCCGTATCACCTCCGGACGTGTCGAACAAGCGGTTATTGAGCAGCCAGCGGATCATCCGAGGCATGCCCTCACCGGTGTCTCTCCTGCGCCACATCCATGCGGCATACATGATCTGCAGATTGTTGTCGTCCGCGGAATCGGCGGAAAGGGTATGCCCTTCCCGCGCGATTTCCCGCTTCGCCGCTTCAAGATATTGGAGCAGACGCTCATCGTATAAAGTTGTCATGATCCCGAGATCGGTCTTTAGTAAGAGCAGTCTTGTCTCGTCGGTCATCAGAGCGCCTCCTCGATCGCATCAATAATGTCAGCCTTTTTCATCGACCCGCTTAACCCGTCGACCCCTTCATCGTCTGCCAGCTGCAGCAGCTGGGCCTTCGTCAGGGTCGACAGATTATGCTGACTCGCCTGCGGGCCGGTCGTTATTCCCCCGAGTTTTCGGTGTTCGCTGTATCCGGCGCGAAAGTGATGCCGGACGCAGACGGTGTGGTGCCGCCGATGCCGATGGCCACGAAGCCCTCAGCGATTGCCGGCAGACCGTCATATCTCGCCGTGCCCTTGAAGACCGTGCGGTCCTCGATGAAGCGGACGTGCTCGGACTGGGAGACTCTTGTGCCAGCTCTCTCAGCCAGCAGGTACAGGTCGAAGTATCCGCCGATGATGACGTTATCCGGTACGAAGTCCAGCACCTCGATCACGCCGCCGATGACCGGCATCTGGCCGTTGACGCCTGCCACGATCGCGCCGCCCGCGTCAATGGTCATGGCTGCAGCCACCAGAGCGGTGTATGTGGTCTCATTCATGACCCAGACCTTCGTGCCTCTGGAATACTTGCCCTTTGCCGCAGCGGTGTCAGTCAGGAACTCTCTGAAGAGATCGATGCCCTTGACGGATGCCGCGATGCTCTTGATGTTGGCGGTATGCAGATCGACCCACGGTCTCGCTGTCGTCGGATAGTCCGCCGGCGCCTGTGTCTGCGCCAGTCTGGTGAAGACGCCCAGCGGCATCCTGGTACCCAGACCGAACAGGATCGCTTTGTCCAGCGCCAGCCCGATCGCCTGACCCAGAACGGTCAGCAGCTCGGATGCCAGATCGATGTCGGAATCCTCCAGGGTGGCATTGCAGATGTCGAAGTATCCGCCGACCTTCCAGCAGTCGACCTCGGCGTCGTTGAAGCCCAGCGTCAGCTCGTTCAGTGTGCCGCAGCAGTCAGTCCAGACAGCCTCCGGGATGGTGCCCATGATGACCGCCTTGCCTGTTCCGCCGATCTGGCGAACATTAACATGCTTGTACAGCTTGGAATATTCCATGATGTTCTCACGGATCAGGCCGAGGAAGACCTCCGGAACCAGCAGATCCGCGCCGTTGATCGCTCTCTTCTGGCCGATCATCTCACGGTAGCGGACCATGAACTCCTTGACGTCCTCACGCGCGAACATTGCGTCCCTCTCCTGCATCGGGAGGTCTCTGAAAATAGATCTTCTGTTCATGATGATATTGCTCCTCTCAGTATGTTCTTCCGGTGCCGGCGTCGGTTCTGCCGGTGTCGGATCCTGCGCTCTTTCGAGCTCTTCCAGCTCTGCCTCGATACCGCTGACTCTTTCTTCGAGGCCGGCGATCTCGCCATTGACCTCTTCCTGCTCCGCCTCAAAGGCTGTGATCTCCTCCTCGACCGCCGCTCTCTCCTCGTCGGTCTCAGCCTCTTCGATCATGCCCGCCAGCTCCGCCTCTCTGGTCTCGAATCCGGCTGCCTTCTCCCGGAGCGCCGTCAGCTGCTTATTCAGCAGATCGAGCTCTCTACGCTTCATCAGTGCTCTCAGTGCCATGCTTGTGTAACCTCTCTTTCATCCTTGCCTGCCACGCTTCTCTCTCCCGTTTGCGGATCTCCTCCGCCTGCGCGGATCTCGCGTTGACGTTGGTCTCCTCATATGCCGGGAACGTGCACGCACTTATCTCGTATAAGGGCATGACCTTCTTGATCGTCCAGTGGATGTCACCGTTGTCGAGGAACTCGGTTTCCTCTTCCGCGATGTCGAAGCCGATGGAGCATCCGTCCACGTCGCCCCGCTTCACCCGGGCATAAAGGTCCATAGCTGCGGAATCGTCCGGGTTGATCCGCACCTGTCCCCAGAGCCCGTGGCTGTCCTCGCGCAGCTGCAGGGTGCCTGCTTTGTTGCGCCCGAGGACCAGCGTGGTGTCGTGATTAACGAGTGCTCTCACGTCTCCGCCCAGCGCCTCCGTAAAGGCGCCCGGAGCGATCTCCTCACTCATACCCATTCCGATATCGTAGTTAGAATTAAAAACGGCGAAGTAGCCTTCGATAGTCATGTCTTCGCCGTCTTCTCTTGTCTTGAAATCCGTGCAGATCATACGCATCTGCCTGGATCCGATATCCCTTTTATTCATCTCCTGAACCTCCATCATCGTTTCCGACCAGCTTGCTCTGCTGGCCGCTCATCGCCGCCGGAATATAATTCTCCAGGATCCGCAGCTCATCCAGTCCGTCGCGCGGCTGCAGCCCGATCCGGTCTCTGACTTCGTTGCCGTCCACATATCCCCGGTCGCCCAGCGTGCAGAACACGTCCGCGATCGTCTTCAGGTCCCAGTCAAGCAGGCTCAGCTCGTTGAACCGCAGGTACCAGGTCGGGGAGATGATCAGCTTGCGTGTCATCTCCTGCGCCAGCTCGGTGACGATGCTGCGGACCGTCGTGCGGACGAAGCTGTTCCATGCTGCCTGATCATAATCACCTACACCCACCAGGAACGCCGGCACGCCCACGATCGCCGCGACCGCGCGCTTATCGATCTCGATGGTGTCGGAGATCGCAAGGTCAGACAGCGACAAGGGCTTGACCGTCTCGATGTCGATCTGCTCTCCGGGGATGACCCACGGCTCTCCCGCGTTCTCCGTCTGGATGTACTCCTCCAGTATCTTCTGGCGGCCGGCCGGTGTGTTGAACGCCTCGTTCATGGCGTCGACCTTCACGATGACCGAAGGTTTCCACTTCGACCGCAGAAATCCCTTCGTCGTAGCCTGTGCCTGCTTGAGGTTGTCTGCCAGGTCCCGCAGCGACACGTTGAGGCCCTGCCCCTTCCACAGATATGTCTGGTCTGGATTGCATGTAAAGTGCAGGACATCATCCGGCCGGAACCGCCTGCCGTCTATGTACACGTCGTAATCGGAGTATCCGATCGGCTGCCAGCCGACCCGGGATGCCGCGATCGGCTCAAGGCTCCGGAGATACCCGGCCCTGCTGTGTGGCAGGACGATCGCATTGCCGCGTCCGTAAAGCAGCAGCGTCATGACGATGGACTCGATCCATGCCCTCCGGGTCATGGTCGGCATCGGCGTGATGTCGATCATCCGGGACAGCTCATTTTCGATCCGGACGTCTCCGTCCTTCGTGTTCTCCATCAGATGGATGGTGATCATCCCGATGAGCTCCGCGATCCTCCTGCAGGCTGTCATGATCTCCGGATTCTTATCCAGAGACGTATAGCCCGGGACGCAGATGCTCTCGTCATCTCCCGCCACCACCAACCCGATCGCCGGCTTCGCTGCGTCCCTTCTCTTAAATGGATTTCTCATCTGTCATCCTCTCTTTACGCACGGCGCCAGATAAAACCACCCGCCGTTCTGTTTTTCCCGCGTATAACGAGACTTATTCCGCTACCGGCCACACCGGTCTTTTGTGTAGCCTCTTTTCTCGACTCATACACAGCGATCAGATCGCCGTTGATCGAATACTGAGCAACAGGCCTGTGATGAGCCTCAGCGCACCGGCGCACGCCGGTTCCGTGCTTAACATTCTGTAAATGCGTTATCGCCTCGATGTTTTCCAGGCGATTGTTTTTCTTATCTTCGTCTATGTGATTGATCTCCGTACCCTCCGGCAAAGAACCAACAAAGGCGGCGTACACCAGCCGGTGAACCATGAACCGCTTTTCGGTTCCATCTCTGCAGAGTTTTACCCGTAGATAGCCGTCTTCGTTCTCCGTCAGCTTTTTGATGCCTCCCGGAGCGCCTTGTCTTCTCGTGCTGCGGATCCGCCCGCATGAGCTGACTTCATAAAGCCCTTCGTACCCTGGCACACTTCTCCACATCTCTTTTTTCATCGTCCACCTCCTGTAGTAAACGTCCTGAGATAATATCGGCAGAGCAGGTGGTCAGGAACCCCACTTTTCGGCCCGTCGGCCTATCTCTGCCGTTATTGACTTGTTATCCCCACCAGCGGCGGATCTTCTCGGCTCGTGTGTGGGCCTCTATCCAGCGAACACAAGCGAACACCGCAGCGTCGAACATATCCATCCTCATGTTCGGCGCGATCTTCTCATAACTGATCATGTCGTCCGTCTTTTCGACCGCTCTGACGTTCGCCACGCAATACTCGAAAGCATCGGAGTGCAGATAAAAAAGCCGGCCATCTTTTGCCGACTTCTCGATTCGCCTGAATCCTTTACTTTTTATGAAATACATCTGTGGTTGTTCTCTCAGCCGGAACCCCGCAGCCTTCATCTGCGGGATGTACTCCTCGCCAGAGAACTTCCTGTCAAAACCGACCTCTTGGATCCTAAACCCTTTTTTACGCATCTCCACGAACCAGTTGACTGCATCCGAGACGTTGACCGTCGGATTGTTGCACAGCGTCAGCCAGCCGTCGTCCTTCCATCCGAACAGCGGGATGTTATCCTCGTCGGCTTTTCTGGCGGCCTGTGTCACCGGGAAAAAGCCGTGCGTGATGATGATATCCACGTCTTCCTTATCGTAATGACCGAACAGGGCCGCCGCCGTCAGGTCGTACATCCTCGACAGGTCCGCGCCTCCGTACCAGTCGACCGGGAGCTTCGCCAGCTCGTCGAGACTCCAGTCATAATTTGCGTCGCTCGCCTTGAACTCCTCCAGGTCGAACCAGCTGCGCATGCTGGACGTGTAGATGTTCAGAGACCGGGAGAGGAAATCCTTCCTCTGCACCGGATCGTTCTGCGCCTGCAGACTCTCCTGCAGGATGTCCTCCGGCCTGATCGTGATGCCGTAATTCGGATTCGCCTTCATGTGCTGCGCCGGGTCCGTGTAGTCCACGTCACCGTTCTCGTCCTGATCGGCCCGGGCCACGAAGGCGAAAAAGCTGTCGTCCTCCACGATCCCGTTGGCGACCTTGACTGCATACTCCTGTCTGGCGTACCCGAAGGAATTGACATTATCGCCGGCCGTTGTGATACCGACGATCAGTTTATTCTGATAGGCCTTCATGGCCTCCTTGAATCGGTTGTACTGCGCCGGGCTCTTGTACGCTGCGACCTCGTCACAGATCGCGAAGTTACAGTTGAAGGAGTCCTGCTTCTCCGGATTCGATGCCAGCGCGATGATCTCGATGGATCCATCCGGACGCCCTTCAGAATCTCGGAAGATGTATGAGATCGAGTGGTCGAAGCTGTTGTTCTTCACGTCGAACTTCCCGATGATCCGCTGATACTGCAGCGAGAACAGGATGAAGTTAAACGCCTGCAGCGCCTGCTTCAGTGCAGCCGCCACGATGTAGACCTTCGACCCGGATCTCCTCTGCAGGATCGCGACCGCCCACGCAAGGGACGCCACAAAACTCGTGTTGTGCGTGGCTGTGAAGCCGGCCCCCGCCAAGTACAGATGGTCCTCGGAGTCGACAGCGATGCACTTCGAGGGCTCCTGAGGGATCGGCTCGATGTTCGTGATGCTTTTCTTCTGCATCCTCTCGGCAAGCTGATCCTTCAGACGCGCTGTCTTCCGGCTCAATCTGAAGCAGGATCTGTCTTTTGTTGTGAAAAAGGTGATCCGGTAGACCGTGCCGCAGTTCTTTCCGCCGCACATGGCCTGCTTTTCGTGGACCGACGCTTTGATCCCGAGGCTGCGGATCAGCTCAAGAACGCCCTCGGTGATCCGCTTTGACTTCTGAGAAAACTCGCATTGCCCGCGCTTCTCGCAGGATCCGTCTGTATCCATAAGCCCCTGAAGCAGAGCCCAGCGCTGTGCTTCGGACGCCTCCAGGTAGATCCTCGGTATATGCTTATCCCCATACACGCCGAGAGCGCGCAGAGCGTCTCTCAGCCGGTTGGTTTTTCCTTTTGTGTCCGCGATGTCGAGCCCGATCGCTCCGGCTCGATTTTTATACGTGTACCATTTGCAGGTGTGCCCTTCTGCCTCCAGGTTGGAGATCATCTCGTCCCGATCTGCGTCACTGCAGGTCACGCATGTGGTGGTTGAGCATCCGTCGCCGAGCCACACACCCAGTGTGTACGGATCAACAGGAAGATCCTTCTCCGGGTACTGGACAGCCCCATTCATCGGTACGCGGTACAGATACTCCATCCCTTTCCCGTCCGGGCGTCGCCGGCTGAAGTTGCCGGCCATTTCCTCGGTGGTCGTTTCGAACCAACCATCCCGCTCTTCGAGATCGTACCGTCTCGCGCAGCCGCGCCCATCGCTGCAGACCTTCTTTCGTCTGGCCGTCTTCCTGCTGTATCGGGTCTGCACGGTCCAGATATGATCCGCAGACGCCTTGACCGTGGAGCCATCCTCGAACGTCACCAGATACATCGGCTTGTGGAAGATCTCCGATTCTACAGTGACGAGGACGGGCCGTCCGTCGGTCCCGAAGACAAAATCCCCGGGATGGATGTCCCGCATCCGTTGCCAGCCTGCCGGTGTAGGGATCTCCTGATCCAGCGCCAGCGCCTTCCCGTTTTTTCTGGCCAACTCAATGAATGACTCCTTAAACCTCCGGTTGTTCGTACCCTTGTACCAGAAGCCCAGAAGGTTATACACGATGAAGATCTGGAAGGGCTGCAATAAAAAAGGCCGCCCGAGAAGCGGCCGGCCCTCAAGGTCCTCACCCTGAGCATGTACCAATGTCTGTTGTATGATGTTGATGGCGATGTCCGGATCCCGTGGACGGATCTCCAGATCGTCCCGCTTCAGGTCCTCCTGGTATCGCCTGCAGGCTGCGATGATGTCCTTGCCTGCCCTCTTCTCCTTGCCGCTCAGCACGTCCTCCGCGTACTGGTCAGCGATCGCTCTGTAAGTCTTTACTGTCATAGGTGGTGCCCGGCGGTATTCTTTGCCAGCCGCCGCCGGTCAGCTCCTGGTTGCGGGTGACAGATTCGAACTGTCGACTGCGAGCTTATGAGACTCGCTTGCTAACCACTGCATTAACCCGCCATGTCTATATACCGATCCCCGACAGGAGATCTTCGAATGTCGCCTCCTTCTTTGTCGATGCCGTGTCGTTCCCCAGCGCCTTGAAGCCCTTCGGCGTCAGACCCAGGTCCCGCCAGTAGGCCAGCGCCTGCTGGTTGCACTCGTTGATGATCACCAGCGCGGGATTCTTCACGAGGTTCGTGTTTCCT